AAAGCATGAGCCTGGCACTGGCGCACAAACGCCGCTTGATCGCAGAAGGCCCAGCGGCTGCGATCGCCGGTGCCCAGATGGCTTATTCGGCTGATACCGCGCTTTCCAGCCCCGCCAATGCACGCAAGCATTTGAAGCTGATGGAAGACGCCTTGGCGGGTGATCTGGAGCGCATCAGCGCGATCAACAGCCACTCGCTGCGCCAGCTGCTCAAGCGTGACGAGCTGCTGCCCAAGTACCTGGAGTACGTACAGCGGTACCGCGATTCGGAATTGAATTTCCAGAACTCGGTGCTGGTGTACGTCCTGATCTGGCTGTTCGACACCGAGCAGTTCACCCAGGGCCTGGAGCTGGCGGACTTCGCTATGTCCCAGGGCCAGGCAATGCCTGAGCGCTTCAACCGTGACATTCCGACCTTTGTTGCAGACGAGGTGATCGACTGGGCCGAGGCGGAATTCAAGGCCAGGCGCAGCCCTGAGCCCTACGTTTCCAACCTGCTGCCCCGTGTCGATGGCGAATGGCAGCTGTTCGAGCGGATCCCGGCTCGCTACCACAAGTTGTTGGGAATGATCGCGCTGCACCGCAAGGACTGGCCTGTAGCAATTCACCACTTCGAACGGGCCGAACAGCTTTACGAAAGCATCGGCGTAGGGACGCGCCTGGCTGACTGCCGCAAGGCGCTGGCCAAGGCACAAGCCACCGCAAACGCCGGCAACGGCACCGAATAACCGACTACCCCACCGGCGAGAAACTGTGGATGTGAGCCAACCATTTTATGGCCCTGACCCACTGAAACAGTTTTCCCGCCCCTATTTGAGCGGCCAGCAATGAGCTTTTCCGGGAAACCCACCACCTTTGTGGAACAAGCGATCGAGAACGACGGCTTTTGGCCTGATCTCTCTGTGACCGAGTTTCAGAAGGGTTACCGCCTGCCGGCGGAGTACCTGGTAGAGATGCTGGCCGCCGATCTGAACATGGCCATGGTCGAGGTCAATACCGATCTGGCCAAGTTAAAAGCGCGCTGGCAGGGCGTTGGCGTGTCCAACGTTGAATCCGCAGACACCACCATCCTGCCAGAGCGCACCTTTCAAGCCGGGACCTATAAGCGCGCCGTCTACAGCCGCGCCAAAGCCAGCCTGCTGACTCAGTTCGCCACGGTCAATCGTCGCGAAAGCGCCGAAAACGTGGGCAAGGAACTGCCAGAGCGCTCCGAAACCTTCCTCGCTTTCAGCCAGGCTGCGGTGCGCTCGCTCCAGGGCCGTGGCCGCATCACGGCGGCGCTGCTGTGATCAAGCTCAAGGCGTTGACCGCCTACCTGCTCGAGCGCCAATTGGTCGCCCCTGAGCAGCTCGACAGCTGGACCGACCAGGTGCAGGTCGAGCTGGTCTGGAAACCTGACACCCAAGGCATGCACATGGGTGACATGCATTACGGCGCGACCATCTCGATCGAGCGGTTCGCGGATCACCCGGCGCGCCTGTTTGCCCTGGTAGGCAGCTGGCTGGAAACCCACGACCAGGACCGCGACGGTCTGCCGAACGTGGTGTTCGATGTGGTCATGCTCGACAACGACCTGGCCGACGTCGACATCAAGCTGCAGTTCACCGAGGCGCAGTACCTGGCCGAGGATCCTGCCGGCGAGATCGAGGCCTTTGGCAGTACCTGGTCGTTCGTACCGTTCGAATTGTGGGTGGCTGAGAGCGGCGAGGTGACCGGTCATGGCCTTTGATCTGGACATTCGCGGCATGCTCGAAGCCCAGGAACTGCTGGCCTTGATGGAGCTTCCGACGCCCAAGCGCAGACGTCTGTTGAACAACGTTGCCAAGCGCGTGCGCAGTCTGAGCCGCCAGCGGATCCGCAACCAGCAGAACCTGAATGGAACCCCGTTCGCTGCCCGCAAGGACACGTCCAAGGGCAAGAAGAAGATGGAAGCGGGGCTGGGCAAGCTGCTCGAAGTCACCCGACTGTCCGGTACCGAAGCCGAGCTTGGCTGGCGTAACACGCTGACCCGTTGGGTTGCCTCGCAGCAGCACAACGGCGTGTCCGAACGGCGCACCGCCGCGCAGATGCGCCAGTGGAACAAGGTTCCGCCGGGCACCGCTGCTACCGAAAAACAGGCCAAGAGCCTGCGCCGTCTGGGTTTCAAGACCCGTCAGGAAGGCAAAAAGACCCTGACCCGCCCATCCGTGGCGTGGATCCAGCAACACCTGAACTACGCCAGGGCGGGATTGCTGATCCGCGTCCTGGACGACGAACGAGCCGAATCCACCGGTGCGCAAAGCTGGAACATCCAGCTGCCTGCGCGTCAGTTCCTCGGTGCCAGTGACAGCGAAACCAGCCAACTGGTGAACCTGGTGCTGCAACAAATCCTTAATTCACCCCGCTAACGAGGCACCGCTTTATGGCACTCGGCAAAGTCAGCGTTAACAATCTCAACCTCGGCCAGGGTGCCGTGAGCGAGATCGAACGCTATTTCCTGTTCATCGGTCCCGCCGCCAAGAACGTCGGCAAGCTGGTCCCGTTGGACACCCAAAGTGATCTGGACGTCCAGCTGGGCGTTGCGGACAGCGACCTGAAAACCCAAATCCTGGCAGCCCGCAGCAATGGCGGCGATCGCTGGGCCTGCATCGCCGCTCCGATCGCAGGCGAAACCACCTGGCAACAGGCGCTTGAGAGCGCCACCCGCAGTTATTCCTTCGAGGCGGTGGTGATCGTCAACCCGGTTACCACTCAGGCCGAGCTGTCAGCGATGCACGTTGCAGCCAATGACCTGAGCAACAAGCTGGGCCGCCGCGTCTTCGTCATGGCCGCTACTGCCGGCGTTGCTCCGCAGTTGAGCTGGAGCGCTTACGTTGTCGAGCAGAAAGCCATCGTCGACGGCCTGGTTGCGCCTCGGGTTCTGCCGGTACCGCAACTGCACGGCAACAACCTGGGCGTGCTGGCCGGTCGGCTGGCCAATGCCGCCGTGAGTATTGCCGACACTCCGATGCGGGTTGCCACCGGCGCGGTCTTGGGCCTGGGCGCTGAACCCAAAGACATGGACGGCATCCCGCTGAGCACCGCGGTGCTTTCGCAGCTCGACGCAGCGCGTCTGTCTGTCCCGCAGACCTACCCGGACTATCCGGGCACCTACTGGGGCGACGGCAACCCGCTGGACACCCCCGGCAGCGACTTCCAGGTGATCGAGAACCTGCGTGTCGTGGACAAGGCAGCCCGCCGCGTGCGCGCTCTGCTGATCCGCTATGTGGGCGATCGCACTCTGAACAGTTCGGCCAACAGCATGGCGACCACCACGTCCAAGCTGATGGCCCCGCTGCGCGCGATGGCCAAGTCCACCAAATTCGCCGGCCAGGTATTTCCGGGCGAGATCGAGCAGCCCAAGGACGGCGACATCGTGCTGACCTGGACGAGCAAAACCTCTGTCGTGGCCTACCTCAAGCTGCGCCCCCTCAACTGCCCGAAAGACCTGACCGCGAACATCGCGCTGGACCTTTCCGTTACGGATTCGGAGTAACCCATGGCCGCAAAAATTGGCGGTAAGAACTTCGACGTGAACCTGGGCGATCTGCTCGTTCACGTCGAGGCCGGCACCATCGACATCACGGACAACAGCACCGTGGCTCAGACCAAGGGTGTGCCCAATGGGCACGTCGACGGCGATGTTGCTGCAGCCGGCGAACTGGAGCTGGACACCACCAACTTCAATCTGCTGATCGAACAGGCCAAGACTGCGGGCAGTTTCCGCGAGCTGGAGCCGTTCGACATCGTCTTCTTTGCCAAGGCCGGCGAAGAGGAACTGCGCATCGAGGCGTTCGGTTGCAAGGTCCGCGTGTCGAGCCTGCTGAGCATCGATCCGAAGGGCGGGGCGAAAAACACCCACAAGGTGCCGTTCGACGTCACCAGCCCGGACTTCATCAAGATCAACGGCGTGCCATACCTGGCGGCTGCTGAGATCGAGGGCCTGACGTAATGGTCTGCCCGTTCGATCGTGCGCAGGCTCTGGAGCAGCGTCAACGCGACCAGGCCATTGCTGCCCAGCTGGCCAAGCCGCGAGCGAGCGGGCCAAGCCTCACCCTCTGTGTGGACTGTGACAAGGAGATCCCGTTGGCGCGCCAGGCGCTCGGCGGCATGACCCGTTGCGTGCCTTGCCAGACCCTGGCTGAAAAAGGGGGGCGCTCATGAGTACGAGCCAGGCCGCCCAGGACACCGCCATTGCCCTGGTGAAAGCGTCGCCTGCCATCGGCGTTGCCGCCACGGGCGCAACCGGTGCTGTCGACTGGTCGGCAGTGGCCTACATGCTGACCGCTTTTTACATGGTGCTGCAGATCGTGCTGCTGGTCCCCAAATACCGCCAGATGCTGCGGGACTGGAGGGTCAAGCCATGAGCCTGCGCGTCAAGATCACCGCAGGCTTGCTGCTGCTCTGCAGCGGCACGTTGACTGCGTTCCTGGGGACATGGGAGGGCAACGGCCAGAACGTGGTGTACGCCGACAAGCTGGCCGGTGGTCTGCCCACGGTCTGCAAAGGCATCACGCGCCATACCAGCCCGGATCCGGTCGTGGTGGGTGATTACTGGTCTGACTCGCGCTGCGCTGAGGTGGAAGAGCTGGTTGTCGCCAAGGGCCAGATGAGCCTGGCCGACTGCCTGACCAATCAGACGATAGGGCAGAACACGTTCGACGCGTTAAGCAGTCACGGCCACAACTTCGGCGTGCCGATGACGTGCGCGAGTCGCGCCGTGGGCCTGATTAACGCAGGCCGTGTTGCCGAGGGTTGCAAGGCGTTGGCGTTTGCCTCCGATGGCACCACGCCGGCCTGGAGCTATGTGAGTGGTGCCGACGGTCGCAAGACCTTTGTTCGTGGCCTGCACAACCGCCGGCTGGCCGAAATGAGGCTTTGCCTGAAATGACCGTCAGCCCGCTGCGCCTTGCCCTGTTTTTGCTGGTGGTCGGTCTGCTGACCTGGTGCGCTTTCGAGTACCAGGGCAACCAGCTCGTCGCTGCCCGCGCTGATTTGGTCGACGTCACTGCAGATCTGCACACCGAGCGAGAGGCGGCGCGCCTGGCCCGCGATCAGTTAGCAGCGCGTGACCAGCTCGACATCCACCACACCGAGGAACTGAATCGTGCCCGCGCTCAAATCAAGACTCTGCAGCTTGCTGTTGCTGATGGCAGTTACCGGCTGCGCATCAAAGCTTTCTGCCCCGCAATGCCCAGTGCCGCCGGCACCGCCGGCCTGGCTGATGCAGGCAGCGCCGAACTCGCAGCAGACGCTCGATCGGATTATTTCACCCTCAGAGACGAGCTTGCCCTCAGCCGGCAAATGATCCTCGGCCTGCAGGACTACATCCGCCAGGTCGTGCAACGCACGCCGGCACAACCCTGACCCTTTGCAACTCAACCTTACGGAAATACCGACATGAGCGAAGTAAACCGCAGCATCACCCTGGAACGTGGCGACAAGGAATTCACGTTCAACCTGAACCCGCAGGCCATCACCAAGTACTTCAACGCCACCACCCAGGCCAACAAGGTCGCCCCGGCGCACAACCTGCTGATGGGCACCGTCAAGGACGAAGACAAGGCCGCACTGAAAGCGCTGCTGGAAAACCCCATCACCACTATGACCCTGGCCGGTGCGTTGCTTGAAGAGTATTCGCCGGATGTCGAAGTGATCGTAAAAAAGCCCTCGGACACGCTGAAGGCTTGACCGAAGACGGGCTGGGCCAGCTGCTGGCCCTGACCCAACGCTGGCTGCCTGGCGCTGAACCCACGATTGAAAGCATGGGCACCGCCAAGTGGCTTGAAGACGAACACTGGAGGCGCATGGAAATTGCCGTCGCCAACGGCATTTCCACTGCCTTTAACGGATAACCCTGATGGCTGACCGTTCCGCCCGCCTGGCTTTCATCCTGAAACTGACCGACAAGGTCAGCGCCCCGTTGGGCAAGGTGAAAACCAGCTTCAGCGACCTTGCCGCCAAGAGCCAGCAGAACATCATTCAGATGGGTGCAGGCCTGGCCGGCATGGTAGGGGCGGGCAAGGCCATCACCGAATCGCTTGAACCGGCGCTGGAAGTGAACCGGGCGCTGGGCGACATGCGCGCCCTGGGCACGACCGAAGACGCGCTGGCCTCCTTGAACCGGACTGCGCTCGAATTCTCGATCACCTACGCCACCAGCGCCGCCGAGTTCGTGACGTCGTCTCGTGTCATCGACGGGGCGATCAAGGGCCTGGTCGGTGGCCAACTGGCGACCATCACCAGTGCCAGCAACCTGTTGGCCAAGGTCACCAAATCCGACGCCGAAACGACCGGCGCGTACCTGGGCACCATGTACAACCTGTTCAAGTCCGATGCGGACAAGATGGGCCGGGTGCAATGGGCCGAGCAACTGACCGGCCAGACCGCGTTGGCAGTGAAGCTGTTCCGCACAGACGGTGCCCAGTTGAAAGACGCCTTCAAGGAAGTAGGGGCGATCGCCACCCAGGCCGGTGTCAGCTTTGCCGAACAAATGGCGGTGGTCGGTACGCTGTCCAGCACCATGGAAGGCGGCGACGCCGGCGGACGCTATAAGGCGTTTTTCGAGAACCTGGAGGCCGCAGCCAAGAAAACCGGTCTTACGTTCACCGATGCGGCAGGCAACGCACTGCCCATGCTGCAGATCATGGACAAACTGCAGGGCAAGTACGGCGATCTGACCAGCGCCGCTGCAGGCACCAAGCTGATGGATGCGTTCGGCGGCGAAGGTGCCCAGGTGATCGGCGCGCTGGCCAAGGACACCGATCGACTGCGCAACGGCATTGCCGAACTGGGCAAGGTCCGGGGCCTGGAGAACGCCGAGAAGATGGCCAAGGCCATGGTCGACCCTTGGCAGCAGTTCGGCAAAGCCGTCGAAGCGCTGCGCATTGCCTTCGGCCAGTCCCTGATTCCTACGTTGACCCCGCTGATGGAACGGCTGGTGGGCATTGCCTCGACGTTGACCCGCTGGACGCAGCTGTTCCCGAACATTACGCGAATCATCGGCATCACCACGCTGATCGTCTTCGGCTTCATCGCCGCCATGTCGTTGCTGACCCTGGTAGTCGGGGTCAGCAAGATGGTCTGGTTGGGCATGCTCACGGTTTGGAAACTGCTCAACTGGCAGGGCTTCAAATCGATCGCCATGTTCTTGTTCCACACGGTCATGGTTGCAGCTTTCGTGGTCGGCCTAATCGGCCTGTATGCCTGGATGGCGATCGTGCGCGTCGGCATGTTGCTGTGGCAGGGCGCGATCTGGCTGGTCAACGCTGCCATGCTGGCCAACCCGGTGCTGCTGATCGTGGCCGGCATTGTCCTGTTGGCCGCTGCCGTGGTCGCAGCGGTCGTGTACTGGGACGATCTGTGCGCCGCGCTGATGAACACCACGGCGTTCCAATGGATCAGCGATCAGATGGCCAAACTGTCCAGCTGGTTCGACTCGATGGGCGGCTGGTCAGGCATCGCCAAAACGGCCTGGGACAGCATCCTGTCCACGGTCAAGGGCGCGATCAATGGCCTGATCGAGATGGTCAACAAGATCCCCGGCGTGAACATCGAGACCACGTTCGGCGATTTGCCCGAGCCGCCGAAGGTGCCCGATCTGCCTGGTCAGGTGGGTGCGCCTGTACCGGGTCTACAACTGCCGGCAGTAGTGACAGCGCCGCCGGCGGGCACCGTGCCTGGACCGAAAGTCGCCTCGGCAGCTCCCGCGTCAGCAAGCCAGCCACCTAAGCCGTTGGCTCTGGTACCGGCAGCGGTCGCCCGATCCGCGCCGGCCCAAGGTGCTGCAGCAAAAGCCCAGGCGAAACCGACACAGCCGATCAGCCTGCCGCAACCCAACGTGCTGCCATTCAAGCCGCTGCAGATGCCTGCCCCGCAAATCAACCAGGCGGAGCCGATCAGCCTGCCTCAACCCAAGGTGCTGCCGTTCAAGGCGCTGCAGATGCCGTTGCCGCAGATCGAGCAGAGCGAGCGGATCAAGCTGCCGCCGGCATCAGCTGACCTGGCGTTTTCGATGCCAGCCCAAACGGCACTGCCAGAGCGCGTCGAGAAGGTCATCGAGCTGCCCGCCAAATCGGACAAGGGCATTGAAGCCCGCAAGGCGATCAACGCCAACACCTCGATCAGCCCCACCAAACCGCAGGCCGTCCCGAAAGGAGGACTGATGCAAAGCTTCCAGAACCAGAGCAACGCCATGAACCCGAACCAGCGTCCCGGTACCCACGTCGAGACACTGAATATCAATACCTCCAAACCGATGACGCCGCTGGAGCTGGAAAACATGATGGCCATGGCGGTGGGCGGCTGATGAGCGAATACGTTGATCTGTTGATCATGAACAATGACCTGGTGCTTGATCCGGCCCGCCAGCCGTTGCTGGTGGATGATCGCGCCTCGATCGCCCAGGACATCGCGCACCTGATCCGCGAAAGCGGTCTGCTGATCACGCTGGTGGCCGAGCGTGACCGGCTGCGTCAGCGTGACTGCATTCAGCAGATGGAGCTGCTCGTCGAGGATGACGACCGCCTGGTACCAGGCACTGCGCAGATCGAGCAGACCCAGCCGGGTGTGTATCTGGTCACCGCCACGACCGTGAAGTTCGGCCAGGTGGAGATCACCCTATGACCGTCGACTTCAAAAAGGCCCTGGGCGATTCCGGAATCCCGACCACCGAGGCCCAGCTCAAACAGGCATGGGAAAAGCTGGCCGTCGAGCAGGGCAGCACGCTGACCAACACCAGCGCCTACAGTCCGTTCTGGCGGATCATCACCGCCCTGGTGACGAAGCCCGTGTTGTGGTTGCTGGAGTTCGTCAGCGGCACGGTGCTGCCGAACTTTTTCGTCAAGACCGCCGGCGCGCAGTGGCTGGACATGCTGGCCTGGGCGGTCAACGTTGAGCGCAAGGCCGCGACGGTGGCCACCGGAGAATTGCTGTTCACTCGCGCCAATACCGGTGGAGTGCTGGAAGTGCCGATCGGCACAGTCGTTCAGTCACCGACCCTCAACGGGCATATCTATCAACTGGTGACCACCGAGCCGCGCAGCTTTGAAGAGGGCCAGAGCCAACTGGTGGTCCCGGTGAAAGCAGTGGGAGCCGGCAGCGGCTACAACCTGGCCCCCGGTTATTACGCAGTGCTGCCTCAGTCAGTGCCAGGCATCGTGCAGGTGGTGAACGCCACGGATTGGTTGCTCACCCCTGGTGCGGACGCCGAGCATGACGACCAGTTGCGTCTGCGCGTGCGTAACCAGTTCTCGGCGGTCAACCAGTGGCACACCGACGCGGTGTACCGGGCGATCATTACCGGGTTTCCAGGTGTGGCGGCGGACGGCGTGTACTTTGAACATGGCGCGCCGCGTGGACCAGGCAGCGCCAATGCCTATGTGCTGTTCGATGCCGGCGTGCCCGCTGATACCTTCCTCGAGCAGATCAACACGCATATCCGCGATGGCGGCAACCATGGCCACGGCGACGATCTGCTGGCCATGGCCATGCCCGAAACCCTGCATACGATCAGCGTCAACGTCTGGCCGGTGGCCAACCTCACGGCGCTGCAGCTGCAGACGCTGCAGGCCGAGATCGGGCTGTTCATCCGCGCTGCGTTCCGGGAAAGCACCCAGAGCGACTACGCACCGACCCGCACGTTTCCTCAATCGCGTTTCAGTTTCAGCCGGCTGACCGAAGAGCTGCACGTCCAGTTTCCGAACATCAGCTCGTTGCGGTTCACCAACGCCGACATCGTGTCCGCCCTGACCATACCCCGGATCAAAAGCCTGGCGGTGGTCCTGCAATGATCAAGCTCAAGCTGCCGTTCTGGCTCGAAGGGGTGGAGCTGACCAAGTTGGTAGCCACTGCGCAGATCTGGTGGGAGCAAGCCACCGAGTGGCTGCGCTGGCCGTATCTGCAGTTCGACGCGGACACCTGCCACCTGTCCATTCTGGAACTGTGGGCTTGGCAGCGCGACGTCACCCGCTTTGCGGCTGAACCGGAAAACCTGTTCCGGTTGCGGGTCAAGTACGCCTTTATCAATTCCGTGGACGCCGGCAGCACTGCCGGTTTGAAACGCATCCTGGAGCGCCTTGGCGTGGGTTACGTCGAGATCCAGGAACGTATGCCCGAGCGCGACTGGGACGTCGTGCTGCTCACCCTGAGCGATTCCCAACTGTCCGAGAACCCCGACCTGTTGCGTGTGCTGATCCGTCAGTACGGACGCACCTGCCGCCGGTATGACTTCGTAACCATCACCCCGGTGCGGCTTGCTGTTGCCCTGGTGGATTTCAATGACGATCAGCAAACGCTGGTCGCCAGCCTTTAGGAGCCCTCATGGCTGCAAGTATCACCCTCGCCGGCGAGAAACTGATCGCCCAGAAACAAGCGGCCAACCTGCCGCTGACCGTGGCCCGCTTCGTGCTGGCCAACGTGCCAGGCCTCAACGTGAGCGGCCCGGTCAATCGCGCCGGCGTGAAGCCGCCAGCGGCCCAGATCGTCTATACCGCAAACATCACCCAGCAGGGTTACGTGAACCCTAACCAAGTGGTGTACAGCCTGCTGATGGGCACCGATATCGGTGACTTCGACTGGAACTGGATCGGCATGGAAACAAGCGACGATGTGTTGTTGTCGGTCGCCTACGTGCCGCTGCAACAGAAGCGCAAAAACATCCTGCCCGACCAGATCGGCAACAACGTGACCCGCAACTTCCTGGTGGTGTTCGACGGTGCCCAGCAACTGACGGGCATCAAGATCGATGCAAGTACCTGGCAGTTCGACTACACCGCTCGCATGAAAGGCATCGATGAGCGTGAGCGCATCAGCAACCGGGACATGTTCGGGCGCGCCTGCTTTTTCGGTTCGGGTCTGCAGCTGCAGAAGGTGGGCAATGCCTATCAGCTCAATCCGGGCGTGGCGTATGTCGAAGGCGTGCGCCTGCAGCTCGATGCTGTGTTGCCCGTGACCTTGCCGGCAGTGCCGACCAAGGCTTGGCTGGATGTGGTGCTGCAGCGCGAGCTGAGCGACGTCGTTGCTTCGTTCAAAGTTGTGTTCGGCCAGGAAGCGAAGGTCGACTACACCGACAGCGCCTCGGCCAAACACTACCTGGTGCCGTTGGCCGACATCACCGGTACCAGCAGTCTGGTCGACCTGCGCCCGGTAGAGGCGATCAACAGCGAGCTGGTGAAGCACTTCGCGGCGCGGGTGGGTGACTATCCAGATCTGCGCGCCCGTGCCACGACCAAGGAAGACGTGGAACTGGGCAACCTGCCCAACGCGATCAGCGACGATCCAAACAGCAACAGCGGCGGGGTTCTGGCCACCACCAGAATGGTCAATGCCGTGCGCACGGTAATCAGCCAGGCGATCGCGTCGATCGTTGATGGCTCGACCACCGTCGGCAGGGCCGTGCGCCTGGTAACGCCACGAGCCTTTAGATTCAACGGTGCGGCCAGTGGCATCGGGACCTATGACGGCGCGGGTGACACCACCATCACCCTGACCTTGGCCGACAGCGGTGTGGCGGCAGGCACGTACACAAAAGTAGCCGTCAACGTGAAAGGTCTGGTGACCGGTGGCAGCAACCCCACCACTCTGGCCGGCTATGGCATCACCGATGCGTACAGCAAGGATGACGCGAACAGCAGCTTTGTGAAGCAAGGCGGCGGGCCTGGCCAGCAGGGCAACAAAATCAACATCGGCTGGACCGGCGCGGTGCTTAAAGCAAGTGTCGACGGGCAGGACTTGGGGCGGATCTGGACCGAGACCTCGTTCAATCCTAACGACAAGGCCAACAAGGCCAGCTCGCTGAGCGGCTACGGAATCACCAACGCTTACACCGTCGACCAGGTCAACGATCTGGTGGGCAGACGGGTACTGGCCGACTCCATCATCCACGCCGGCTTTGCGAGCAACAATACGGACTATCCGTATTTCCGGCGTATCTCTGATGAAAAGGTTTATTACCTGCAGCCGCAGATCGGTTACACGCCCCTGCAACAGGGTGGTGGTGCCGGCCAGAAGACCAACAAGGTGTTTATCGGTTGGTCGGATGTCGGTCTGAAGTTGACCGTCGATACGACTGACATCGGGCGGATCTGGACGGAACAATCGTTCAACCCCAACAACAAGGCCGACAAGGCTAACTCCATTGCCGGCTACGGCATCACCGACTGCTACACCGTTAACCAGGTGAACGCGCTTCTTGGCGACAAAGCCAACAAGTCCAACTCGGTGGCTGGCTACGGCATTACTGACTGTTACACGGTCAACCAGATCAACTCTCTGCTGAACCAGCGCATCGCAGGAGATTCGGTGCAGACAGCTGGTTTCGCCAGTGACAACACGGATTTCCCGTATTTCCGTCGCACTTCTACCGGCGGCATTCATTACCTGCAGAACCGCCTGGGCTACACGCCCGTGCAACAGGGTGGCGGTGCCAACCAGTCCACCAACCAGTTGCGTCTGGGCTGGGGGACCAACGGAGCGGGCATCCGGGCACAAGTAGACGCGACCGACCTTGGGCTGTTGTGGGGCGAGCAAAACTTTTACCGGCCCGACAACAACAACTTCCTGGCCGTTTCTATCACCGCCACTGAAGTGAGACTGCCCGCCGGCGGCACCTGGTGCTATTCGCTGATGCATTACTACTCGGGCGGCGCCGGCGTGATCGGTCGAAGTGGCCAGGCAGCTGGCGGGACAGTTATTTCATTCAGCGGCGGAAGCACTATTTATGGTTTCGCCTGGAGGTACGCAGCATGACGGACGTGACACTTGAATCCCCTGAAGAGGTACTGCCACCTATGTTCGCGGCTCCTGAAGATCCGATAGCGTTGGGTGTGGCCTTCTCTGATGTGGCCCTTAAAAACGATGGCTCGTTCGTGATAACCGTTGCTGGCAACCGTTGTCACGTTACCCAGGACTACAACCCGCCGCTTTACCAGTCCGTTGTCGATTATCTGGATGCCGGTGGCCAGGCTACCGAGTACGCCGAGGACATCGTTGTTCAGGCTGACCCGGCGTTGCTGGCCAAGCTTTGGGTGGAGCTGCGTTTGAAGGTGTCGGATAACCTGGTATCGCAGTACCGCGATGCTCGCGATCTGGGCGGCGAGCTGCCGGTAACGCCCGAGCAGTTCACCCAGTTGCTGACCTGGCGGCAGGCGGTTCGTGATTGGCCGCAGGTGCCTGGCTACCCGAAGGAGACCACGCAGCCAGTTACTCCGGACTGGATTGAAGCGGTCGTGCTCAATGGCGAATGAATGGGCACCGATCAAACTGCAATGGCCGGTGCAGGCCACGCAGTGGATGGATCAAATGGCGAGCGCTCGTGATTTGATCCAGAGTGAAATGGTCATCACCGGCCAGCGCGTATCGATGCTGGCCGATATCGCCACCACCAGTCCCGGTCTGATCGCAGGGGCCGCGAAGTCGGCCATTAGCGCCGGACGGGATGCGTTGGTCGCACAGTTTGAAAACGTCCCGTCGTGCATTGTCGTGACGCCGTTTCAGTACGGTGTAGGGCAGGGCAGCGGTGGTCACCAGCGCTTTCTGTCTGCGCCCAACCTGCTGCAGCTGCTGGCCGACAAGTTGACTGACACGACCGACGCAGTCCGCCCGCAAGGTCAGCAGAGCGCCCTGGTACTGATATTCCTTGCCACGCGCCTGGACCAGCTCGCCGCGACGCTTGGCCGGTTCAACGTGGTGTTGCCTATGCCGGACCTGGTGCGGGCCGAGCGCCGTGCCGAACATCTGGCCAGGCTGGAAGTTGAAAAGTGGGTGATGCCGATCGCCGGACAAATGCCGCTCTGGAGTCAGCTGCCGCTGCAGCGCTGCCCGATCACCAAGCTGGCCAGCCAGTCCATGGCCGGCCAACTGGCGGTTCTTGAGGGCTATGCCGCCGACAGTTCGCCCATGGCAGACCTCGCAGATCTGCAGGCGCGGAAAAAGGCGCAGGTACAAGAGCGCGAGCAGCAGTTGGCCGATCTGAAAGCCCAGTTCACCAACAGTGCCGACGATGTATCAATACAGTCCAGGATGCTGGGACCAGGTGACGTGGGCCAGCTGCGCCGCGAACTGCTCGAGGGCGAAGCACCGGGCCATGAATGGCCGCTCTGTGCCGGCGCGTTGCTGGTGGGATCTGCGGAGAGCCTGAGCTTTGTCCAGGAACTGGTGGGCCTATGACGCTGCTACTCAACGGCGAGCAGATCATCGGCCACCGGATGAAGCTGACGGCCAACCTCAAGATCGAGGCCGACGAGTTGGGCGGTCAGACATCGGGCACCGATAAGTCACACAAGGGTTTCAAGCCCAAGACGCTGACGGTAGCACTGACGATCCCCTACAAGTCGCTGGAGAACCTGCGCACCATCATGCGCCTGGCCGAGGCGACCGCAGGCGGTGGCCAGCTCCAGACCTACCGCATCGTGAATGACACGGCCAAGGCGTTTGGCATCCGGCAGGTGACGTTCTCTGACGGGGTCAGCGCGCGTGAAGACGACACACTGGCCCAATGGATAGTCCAGTTCACCCTGAGCGAGAAGCTATCCAACCCGGAGAAGGTCGAAAACCGGCGCGCCGGCAACGGCGTTACATCACAGTCAGCGCCTGGCGATGGCGTGGCGGGCAACGGTGCTGGATCGGGCACGCCGGAGGAACTGACCGGTTTTGAAGCCGTGCTGAAGAAGGTCGACAATTACCTGGGCGGCACGCCATGAGCATGAAGCTGCACAAGGTGCTGACGATCGGCGGCACGATCATGTCGTTGATCAACGAAGATGTCCGTCTGGACCTCAAGAGTCCAGGCCGTGCCACGTTCACCATCAAGGCTGGCGCTACCGTCAAAGGTTTGGTCACGTTCGATATCGGCTACAACGAAGCGGTCTTGCAGCGTCATTTCATTGGCTACGTCGAGCGCTGCACTGCCACCAATGGCATCGAGCAGGTGGTGCTATGCCGCGAAGTCGCCGCGGTGCTGGCTAACCCTCTGCCCATGAACCTGCGCCATGTGGATTTGCGCGCGGTACTGACCGATATTGGCAGCAAGACCGGCCTGCGTTTCCGGGTTCCGGATCAGGCCTATACACGCGTCAAGACACCGTTTTTCTACAACCTGGCCGCTGGGTACCAGGCTTTGGACAGCATGGCGCAGGTGTTTGGGATCAAGGACTTTATCTGGCAGCAGCAGGGCGACGGCGAGATCTACGTCGGTGCCTGGGCTGACAGTTTCTTCGGCGCTCGGTCGCCGTTGCAGTTGCCGGTGAACCTTTTCGACGGTTACCAGGGCAGCCAGAGCGCAATGATCGCGGCCTTACCGGGCCTGCGACCAGGCGTATCAATCAACCAGGGCGAGCGGATCACGAACGTGACGCTGGCCGGCACACAGATGGCCATCAAATGGACGACGCAATCAAGCGCAGCGTAGAACGACAATTCCCTGAACTCACTGGCGGCTATCACTTGCCGCGCTTCGGCAAGGTCGTGGCCGTGGCGGATGCGCCGGCCAGCGCTGGACTGTGTGACGACTTCCGACCGCGCTTCTCGGTCGACCTGCAGGTGATGGGGCCGGACGGCGAGATTGATACAGCGCTGCCGGTACTGGCCGGTGTGCCGCTGCCCATGCCGGTGGGCGGTGATGAAATGGGTTTCTTTGCCTTTCCGGAGGAGGGCACCAGCGTGGTGGTGTGCTTTGCCTATGGCCTGCCACATAAGCCCTACATCCAGACCATCCTGCCGCACGGCCTGACACTGCCAAAGGTCCCCAAGGGTGACCAGGTGTGGCAGCACAGTGACGCCGTGCAACAGCGCGTCGACGCGGACGGCAACTGGTTGCGCAAGACCGACGGCAAAATCCAGGACCAGGCGATCGAGCGGGAAGTCGACGCCATGACCAACACCGAAAGCTTCCAGAGCCACACCAGGACGGTGGACGACCATTCGACCGAGTCAGTGGGTGGGGTGAAGAAGATCGAGGCTCTGGGCGCGCTCAAGCTGCTGTCGGGCGGGTCCGCGAGCTTGGCGGCAGTGGATGACCTTCACCAGGCTACTGGTCGGGATCTGAACCTGGTGGTCGGCCAGAAGCATAACGCCACGGTGGGTGGCGACATGCACGAACGGATTCAGGGTCTGCGGGAGAGCATCACCAGTGAGAGCCAGCGGCTGCAGGCTCCTAAAAACTGGGTTGGGTCGGGCGGAGTGAACATCTTTCAGGTGGTGTGTGACTTGCTCGATTTGGTTCAGGATATGAACACCCAACTCGCAGCACATACCCATGGGCCGACGCCGGTGCCTGGCAACGCGGGTGCGTTTACTGCGGACGCAACGAAGGCGGCGGTACTGTCGGTGAAGCTCAAGACAGTAACGCTCTGATAGAGTCTATTGCTCTGTCTTGTTGACCAGAGTGCGACCCCTTCCTTTGCCTAAGACCTTGGATACTACGTTGCGAAGGCCGTTATCGACTACGCCAAGCAACCGACGTCCGGTTTCCCCAGGGCGACCGCTGAAAGATGTCACATGGAAGTAGTCGTGATCGTCCGGCGAGATCTCGGAAAAATAGTAGTTGGAGACGCAGCAACGGGCGGTCCCTACGGATACGGGACTGACTGAATGCCAAGAATCCTTATTCGTCTCCATCACCACCAGACGGTTGAACGCAGATACGATGGTCTTTTGGTTATTCACCTGATGGTCCCACAGCTCAAAATTGCCACCATTTTCAAGTGACCAGTTCGGCGTCACGTAATACAACAGGTTGAGCCGACGATAGAGGTTGCGCGTTCCGTCGTGGCTGTTGTCGATGTGCGGATTGAGGAAGTCCCCCTCAAACATCATCGACAATCCACCCGCGTACAATGACGGGTCGGGAGTAATTCGCTCGAAGCCGACCAGCTCTGACACCTTGGCAACCACGTCCGGATGCTGAATGGCATAGGTGATGTTGCTTAGGATCTCGGGGAAGTGACTCAGATCCGTCATCGTTTTTTTCTTCTCGCGGAACGACTTGCGATCGAAGAACCCGTCAGCTGCTTTCGGAAAAGCATCGTAGATGGCTTGGGCCATGTCATCTGTCAGAAGGTCATCTACGAAGAAATGGCGGGTGTGGGTGCCTGTCGGGTTGGTCCATTGCTGCCGAATGTCGTACTGCAGGCCGTTAAGTCTCATGACAAGCATGTTGGCGATTTCATCGACGTCCATGTGGCGCTTTACT